TACTTCATATTTGGATTTATGCAAGGGGAGTATTTTGAGGTTACTCCCCTATACATTTATAGATTATGATGTTGTTAGGTCGAATACTCCACCTGAAGCACCTTCATTTCTAGAGATCAAAGTAAGTTCAGCTAAAAGCTGTCTTTTCTCTGAGTCACCAGTTTTTGAAAGTTCATGCATAGTAAAGTCTCTTAAGAACCCAACTGCCCAGTAATCCATGTCTAGTACTAAAGCGTCTCTTTCTCTAGAGAATCTGTTAGGTACTACTTCAAGATCACCGAAGTCAGAAGAATACACATCGATTGAAGTGTATAAAGTCTTATCTTCAGAAGCATCAAATCTTGTAGATCCACCTGTGAATCCTGAGATCTTTTGCTTATTGAAAGGGCCTACCATGATTACAGATGGGTTACCACCTGAGTTCCATGTACCTTTGATAACGTCCTTCAACATAGCTTCTGTTAAGCCTCTTTGAGTTCCGTCATTTCTAGCGTCAGAACCATCAGCAGCTGTTGGAGATGATCCATCGGCAGCTAAGTTATCATTTGTTGCAATGAAAGCTCCGATTGAACCAAATTTTCTAGCAGTTGATGCGTTACCAGCAACTCTTGCTTGGTTAGTTAATAAAGTAGACTCGATGTCTCTTTTTAACTCTTTTGATTTCTTAGCTATTTGGTATGCAAGTTCACTTGCTCTACCAGCTTTGTCTACTGCTTCTTGTGTACCAGTAATTACAACAGTCTTATCCATGATCTGTGTGTGGTTACCGATTCTTACAGTAGCAGTTGATGCATCTAGAGTAGCTTCATCACCTTCGATTACTGCATTGTTAGTTGCAGCAGCCGCTAGTGTATCTGTTTGCCACTCATGCAAAGTGTTCTTTACCTGCTCTCTCGCAGCTGCACTCATGAAAGGAGTTTCAGTTGGAGCGATAGAATAAATCACATCTTGCAAATCTTCTCTGATACCTACTGCATCGTACGTATCAAATGTGTTTGTTGGTTGTGCCATGTTTTATCCTTATTTTTTTCCGATTATTTCAAGAATAGCAGAATGAGCATCATTCATCTTACCTGATTTTCTCAATCTACCAATTTTTTGTTTAACAGCAGCACGTCTAGAATCCTCCATTTTAGGAGTTCCTGATTTAACAACTTTAGGAGCAGTAGTTACTTTCTTAGCAGTAACTGGTTTGCTCTTAATATTTTTAAATTCCATAGCATCTTTTAGAACCATAAGGAATCTATGATCTGCTAGTGAACCAATCTCTTGATCATTAAATCCATAATCAGCGAGAGTTGCTCTCATCTGAGTTCTGAATTTTGTTGATTTTTGAGGATCACTAAATTCTGGAATTTTAGTTGCAGCTAACTTTTTTTGTTCATCTAGATATTGGTTATACTGTTGTGCTTTAACAGTTTCAGCTTGTTGCCTTAACTTGTTAAAAGATTCTCTTTGCTGACGCATTTGAAAATCTACCTTAGCAGCAGCAGTAGGATCTTCTTCATATAATTTTGGAAGATCAACATCAGATGATTGACTGATATATGTATTGGCAACACCAATTAAATCATTCAATTCTTTTAGCTTACTGTCATACGTTTGACTAAGACTTGTCTTTTGTTCTTCAAGGATTTTTCTTTCCTCAGCTAAAGCATGAGTCTTTTGTCTATAATCTGAGTCTCTTGAATAACCTGATTTCAATTCGTCCAAGCTGACCTCTAACTCTTGACCTTGTACTTTGACTCGGTGGAGTGAAGGTTCTTGTATTTCTTGTGATTCGGTTTGTTCTGTCTCAGTTATTTCAGAGCTTTCAGTTTCAGGTTTAGCTTCCTCAGTCTCGGGTTGGCTAACTTCTTCAACAACATCAGGTTTAGTTTCTTCAACTGGTTTTTCCTGTGTTTGCTCTTGTGGTTCTGTCTGTTTTTTCTCAGGTTCTGATTGTCCTGCTTGAGGGTTCAGTAGTCCTGATATTTTATCAGCAGCACCTTGCATTGTTTTATCTACTTTCATAGATTTCTCCTTTTAGGTTGATCGCTTCCTGGATTGGATTGGCGAAGTAGACTTCTAATTACTTAGTTAAGTCTTGTAGTTGATCTAGCTCTTTGGCAGCTAGTTTGCCTTCATTCATCACAGACTCAAGATGTCCTTTGATTTTCTCGACCATATTATAGGCCATCCAAAGAACTTGTCTTTGATTGTGATCGCTGTAAGACGTATTGAATATTTCTTCTCTATAACGAGTTTTTAAATAATCAAACGCCTCTTTCATTAGGGGTTCGTCTAGAAGTATTTGTGCCTTCTTCCCCTCTGAAATCTGTTTGTTTAGATCCTTTGTCATTAAAGAACTGTTTTTGACCTTTCATTATCTCTTTAAATAAATCACCTGATTGTCTTACTTGTTGTTGTTCTATCATAGATCTATTACGCATTTCAAGCTCATTTATCTTAGTACCATATTTTAGCTCCATTTCTTTAACTTGAAGCTCAAAATCTAGTAGTTTCTGTCTAAGTGCAGATTCCATTTTCTTCATCTGTACTTCAGAATCTAATATGGCTCTTTGGTTCTCACCTTGAACTTGTGCTAATGATACTTTCTCAAACTCTGTTGGTGGTTTTGGTGGAAGTTGTGGCATTTGTGCTGCCCCTACTTCAGGATCCATAAAGAATGGTTCTACACTTCCAAGACCTGCATTCTCTACAAGTTTTTGTAATGTAGAATAAATATTTTTAAGATTAACAACTGGGCCATATACGTTTTGTTGTAGTTGAATAGCTTGTAGTTGTCTTTGTAGAATACTATTAAGAAGTATAAGTTGTTGTTCTTTTGAACCTGTACCTAATCCTACTTTAACAGAAAGATTAACTCTATCTCTCCATTCATACGGAGTCATAGGAACAAACTCACCTCTAATTCTAACTAATTTTTCTTTTTGTTGATACTTGCAAAGTAATTCAAATATCTTAACACCTAAATCTTTAACACCAGTTTCAGCAAATGTTCTTGCAATCAACTCCATTCTCATTTGAGATTGAGTCAATACTTGGTTCATACCAGTTGCAGTATCTGTATTTAATTGATCTGCTTGTAAGCCTTGTGCAGTTTTTGTAACACCTGATCTAGCTTCTCTTACAGAATCTAAATAAGCTAATAATCCTGAAGCTTGTTCTGTAATAGGTTGAGCTGTCATAACCTGCATAACATTAGAAGGTGGTTGTTTAGTTCTTACGATACCACCTGGTCTATTTGTTAATAGGTCATCCATAGCTACTTGACCATCTTGAATAGCTATTCTGTTATTATTAGTTAGATACATATTATCTAACATCTGTCTCATAACAGTAGATTTAATTAATTGTATATCTTCAATAAGTTCAGAAACAGATCTACCATAGAATCTATGAGGCATAATGATTGGTGTCATTGAAACAAAAGGTATTGAATCAATTTCATCCATAGCTAAAATTCTATATGCTCCTGTACCTGCAAGACAAACTTTTAATAGTTCTGATTTACCATCACCATTAACATCTAATCTTACATAACATTCATGAATTAAAACTTCGTCTGTAGAATTATCACCTCTATCTTGTGGTGCAGAAAAATCTGTATCTTGGTATCTTACTTGTCTATCTTCTAGATAATATTCTGAATCACCAGTAGGTAAGTTATAAACTATATCTCTATCATAACCCATTTCAACTAATTCAGTTCTAGTCATATTAACTCTATGACAAACAAAGTTAGCTGTATCTATTGATTTAGCTCTACGTTCAATTAAAAATTCTTCAGGTGGGATTGGGTCAATCTTTACTTGACCATACATTCTAGTTTTATGAATAACGACATCATGGAATTTTACTTTATCAATAACTTTACCATTGTCATCTTCAAATTCTTCTTCGTATTCTTTATGCTCTGTAACTGAAACTTCTTTATCTGCAATAAGAAGATTGTATTCATCATCAGTTAATCTTTTATATTCTTCTCTTGTAATTTTTTCAGAATCATCCCAGTATACTTTTAGGATACCATTCTTCTGTACAAGTGCATCTTTGAAAGCTGTATAAATAGCAGAAAAACCTCTGTTCTCTTTATAGAAAACATGGTTAATATAATCACTTGCTTGTTTAGCTACCTTTTCATCTTCAGGCCCAGCAGGTTCACAATGAAAGATATTATCTCCTGCTGTAAAAATCTTCATAAGAGAAGGCATTAAAGATTCTACAGTATCAGAAACATCAGTACTAACTACTTGAGATCTACCTTCTTGTTCATTACCAAAAGGTTTACCTAAATAGTATTCTAATGATTTTCTTCTACGTGTAACTATCTCACCACCAATGTAACCTGATGATGCTCTAAGCTCTCTATTTAATATTGATATAATTTGATCTTCTGTCATACGATATATTTATAATCTACATTTATGGGTCTTTGCCAGTCTGATGTATCTATCGGATCATGTACGCATCCATATCTAAAAGCATCAGCTGCGTGTGAACACCAGTCATGCAAAGGTTTATTTTTAAAAACTTGGTTCTTCTCATCCCATTGTTTACGATATTGTCTTAATGCATCTAAACCTAATTTGCATTTTTCTCTATCAAACCAACAATGCGGTAATGCATTCCTAACAGATTCTATCCCATGATCAACCTCTAATTTAGGAGCTACCTCAAAATCTATTCCTAGTTCTTGAGCAACTTCTAATCTAGATTTACCAGTTCCAAGCTCTCTTGCTTGAATATCATGAGGTGCGATATGCCTTTCATAAGCATAGTTCTTATCTTCTAGAACATCTGCATAATGAGCTAAAGATTCACCTGAGTTCTCATAGTAATCTATGACATGAATCTCCTCACCTACTCTTTGTACAAACCAAATAGCTGTCGAATCCCCGATCCCTAAATCCCACCATGTCTCAACACCGACGTGTTCCTCAACAGGTATACTCCCAATTCTTTTTTCGTTATCAGCTTTGGTTATCAGTTTACCATAATAACTACCACTTACAGCAGCTGTGAAAGAACATTCAAACTCTTGGTTATATTGTTCTTCAGTCATTATAGA